AATTACCGGGTAAACCTAGATGGTTCAAGCGACCGCGGCTGCGCACCACGCAACGCCCGTCGTGTCCTTGATCCCGGGATGCCCGGCGCTTGCGAACATGGCCTGTACGATCGGGGACGGCTTGCGCTTCGTGCCTTCGTGGTGCCCGCGGAGATCGGACAGGACCGTGAACCATTTCGGGGCGCCGTCGACGGCAAGGGGCTCCGGAGAGTCGCCGTCGTCTCCGGCATCATCTGCACTCCGGCGCTTCGGTTTTGCGGCGGTCGCCACGGTCGGGACCGGCGCCGCGTGCGCGTCGCGCTTGGTCGCATACGCCAGCAACGCGGCGCCCGCCACGAACGCAGCCGCGAAGATTCCGAACGTGCGCGCCCCGGATGCGGCAAGCCGGCCTCCGGACGTCAGCACGTCCGAAAGTGTCTTGCCGCGCGCCTCCGCCACCTTGGCGCCTTTCTCGTCTCCGCGGAGGTTGCGGTAAATGACGCTAAGCCCGACCCCGAGGCCAATGATAGGGGCAAGCTGCCCCGCGGTTTCGGAAAGCTGCGAAAGGGACGGGAGCCAAAAAGGCATAGTTGCAAGCACGATCGCCGCCGGGACGGTACCCGGCGCCACGTGGAATTGGTGCCCGCCCATATCGCTTAGGGCGGATGCGGTCGCCGTCGCGGTCATGCTCATCTTTACTGCGGCCATTTTGAATCGTCCGCGTAATCAGCGGGGAGGGTGGCGTACAGCGGCTCTGCCGCAATCTCAATTTCGCTCAACCGTTCCTCTATATATGCGAGGAACGCTGCCCATGTCGCTTGTTCCGCCGTCCAGTCCGGATGCTCGGAAGGGGATTCCAGATGCTTTAGTTTGATGTTTTGGAGTTCGGTAGCTTCGCGCGTCCCTGCAAGGATTCGGCGCTGCAATTCCGCTTCGTCCGGGCGTTGCATGCCGAGCAACGCGCACTGCCGGCGAACGACCTCACGACGGATGCACGCCTCGGAAGGAAGCGGGCCACGAAGCCCGCGCAAGTTAAGCTCTGAGGACATTTCAGCTTCGGAATCGTACTCCGCAACTCCGGGGGCTAGGTCGTCGGCTGCGATGAGCCATTCGACAAACTCCGCGTCGCTCTCCGGGACATAGGACTCCCTCCGCGAACTCCAAAGGACTCCCGCCCCCCTGACCTTAAAATAGTGGTCTTTCGGGTTATACAATTTCGCCTCCCGTGGATGTCGTCCCCGCTACGTCCCCCGGCATGTTCGCAGTCGACCAACCGCCGGAATAAATCGTTCCGTTTCCGTCGATCGTGTATTTTTTCCCGGTAAAAGCCCCGGCGGTCTCGTTTTTCGTGTTCGCGGAGTTTGTGTAGAGCGCGGACCCGCCGGACACGTCGAGAAATGCCGCGGAGAACGCGGTTGCGGCGACTGATTTAAACGTCGTCGAGTAGATTAGAGCCGCACCCAAAGACGAGATTTGCAAGAACCTTTGCGCGTTGCCGCTAAGTTCAATGGTCGGACCGAAACTATAGAAATACCCCGCGTTACTCACGTTCACGTACCTTGTGCCCGCCGCGCCCATAGTCATGCGGACCGCGGCGGCGGCGTTTAGCAAAAGATGCCCGCCGTTGAGAATAGACGCGCACGCTGTAGTCCCGTAAAGCTCCAAAGCCTCAAGCTCGATCCGGATGCCGTCTCCAATAGAAATGCCTATACCTCCGGACCCAATGCGCGTGTTCGCGGACCCGGCACCTTTCAGCTTTATCGTCGTTCCCCCGACGAGCCTCCGGGCGAAATTAAAGTTGCCGAAGTTACCCGACCCAATATCGACGGTAATCGCTTGGCCGGCGGCGTCTAACTTGTCGACGATCCTCGCCACGACCCCGCCGGGCGTAAGCAGCGCCGTCGCCGGGGTCCGCCCGTCGTTGGCGTCGTTTCCGGTCGCCCTGAGGTAGATCGTCGTCGCTGCGGACAGTCGCTCGCGTATTTCCGACTCAACAGCCGACGCCCAAGCTAAAAACCGGTCCTGAGGAACGTCGTTCCCGACCGCCAACCAACTCGCTACTGTTGGCGAAATCGTCATGCCGTAACGTCCTCAACGGATTCGATGAAAGTCGCGGATATTGAAACGGCGCCGTCCCCCGCCGTCGCACTGGAGTCGAAGTCCTGCTCTGCAAGCTGCATTTCGCACGCGGCGAACACGAGGCGCGACGTTGTTCCAGCCGAAACTGCCGAAATTAGCCCCGGGGTTATCTGGACGGTCGCAACCCCGCCAGCATCGGACATCGCCCCCGCCGCAGCTAGATAGAGCCGCCTGCCTATCTGGACGTACTGGCCTTGAACCGCGGCAATTGAATTTGGAGCGAGCCCGCTAAGCGTCACGGACGTCGCGCCGGCCGCGCCGGCCGAAGCGGAAACCGTAGCTCCCGCGGTCCAGTGCGACGGCATTCCCGCCCAAGTCCAAGGGGACCGAACGCCTAAGTGAGTCCAGTAAAGCCTCTCTGACTCGACATCGCCGGGAGTTGCAAGCGTGAGGCCGGCGGGATATGGGGACGCGAAATCCCACAATTGAGCGGACCCGTTGAACCCGTCCAGCGACTCCAGCAGGAACCGGAGCCGGGCGAGTCGCTCAGTGTTTGGCAATTCCCACGTGCATTTAGCCGACCATAGCGGCCGGCCGCGCCGAATGATTTTACGCTTTCGCGTTACGGGCGAGATCTGCGGCGCGTCGTTTCGCGTCCGCCCGAAAACGCAAGTTTTCGGAGCGAGATCGATAGGCCAACGCTCGTTAATGATCGCCATTCGGCCAAACTAAACGGGACGTTAACCCGCCGCAAACGCGCGTCACGCGAACGCGATTTGCAACACGTCCGAAAGCGGGCCGGGATTGCCCCCCGAATCCTTCGTGCGAGACCAATAGAACCGTGTCGTCGACGACAGCAAAGTAAACACGTGAGACAGCCCGCCGGAACCGTTCGCTCCGCTCGCAAGCACGGTCGCGGTGTTCGGGTCGGACGTTGAGGCCATGAGGATTTCGAGCGTCGCGACGTTGACGTCCGGACAGGCGTCGACCTTTAGCGTTAGCGTTGTCGCGTCGCTCGTGTCGACGTATGGCGTGACGGCAGCGGCGAGAAGCCGCGTCGACGTCGTGGGGGACGTGTTGAAGCTCGCCGGGAGGCTTGCAGCGAAGTTGAATACGACGTTCGTTCGTGCGTCCGCTTGGTCGATCGTGTAGAGCGTCCGCCACGCGGTCGCCGCTCCGGTTGTCGTCTCGACAAAGCGGCACTCAATCGTCGCGTCGATCGTGGCGAGGCCGGCGGAGTTGTACGCTTGCAGCACCGCGAAACCGACCGCATGCGCGGCGGGAACTTGGGATAGATCCGGGCCATAGTCCACGATCGCGTTACCGCTCGCCTGATTTTGGTTATATCGACGCCCCGTCGACCGCACTTCGACTCGATACGTGCCCGGACTTACCGGCGCCGTCGTGCGGATGCCGGTAACGTAGTACTCGACGGCTCCGAGATCCGTGAACGACATCCGATATAAGTAAACTGCGCCTTGGAGTGCAGTGTTCGGATTGCGGGTCGCCGTCCAGCCGGACCCGCCGATGATGCCGCCACCCGCCCCGGGACCGTACACGTCGCCCAACGGGTCGCCGGCAGTGAACGGCGCCTCATCCGTCGCAGCGTTCCACGCGAAAAACGTGTCGTTCTCCGCAACCAAATCTAGCGAGATATAAAACTCTGCGTCCGTCGACTCCCGGCGAACTCGAAACTTTTTCGCCGTAAACTCAGCGAAAGCGTCCGTGATCGTGATCGTGTCGTTCGCCACGACGTCGAAATGTGCGAAATTCGTCTCAACGCTTGCGGACGTCCCGAGGCGCGAACGATTGTACGCGATCCGCGCAAGCCGCTGCGCTTGGCTCGGGGACGTGACCGCGGCCAGATCGAGATCGAGCCAAATTTCTGCGCTGGACGGATTCGCCGCTCCGAGCCCCCCTGCGTCCGCAGCGAGGGCCGCCGCGTCCTGATATGACGGGAAGTCGCGAAGCTCGAAAGAGTGCAGCGGGCTTGAAAACCGGCCACGTACCCCGTTCGCTAGCTGACCTATGGGCACGCGATCCGACCAAGAAAGCCCCTCCGGGCCGTAATCGTCGACTCCGATCGCGGCCGTGGAGGGGGTTGCGGCGCCGGTCGCCATGCGAAATTGACGCCCGACGACGTAAAGCCCTCCGGCATGCGCGGCGCCTATGCCTGCTTCGATTTCCTCTTTTCGGACATCAGTGCGCCACGAAATAGCGCACGTGTACCGGGGCTCTGACCCGCCATCCGCCAACGTGACGGACTCGTCGCAAACGCTCGCTGCGGAGGCCACGGACGGCCAGTCTATCACATTTGGCGGGAAGGCGCCCCCGAGGGGGTGGATCGCATACGTGGCGTTGATGAGCGCAGCGTTCGCGGAATACTGCCACGTAGTCGGGTCGTCGACGTCTTGCGCCGGGTCGCGCGGGTCGTAAACCGGATGCCCGCGCACCGAAAACGTAAAGTCCGGAACTCCGGAGCGGAACGCATCCGGGTTAACGCTACCGTCGACAATGATTCGAGCGTAAGCGACGCGGTGCCCGACGTGATCCGCCGACCACCCCGGGAACGCGGCCATAAGCTCCGCGTCCGCCGTCGTTTGCGTCCCGTCGTATAGCTTTACGTTAATCGCACCGTCCGCCCAAGGCTGAGAGATCACGTCCCCGTTCGACGCCAGCGAAACAAGAACGTCGTCGATAAATACGGAATCGATCGCCGTCACCGGCTCGCACGCGATAACGATAACGATATATGTTTTTTCGTCAGTCGAGAGCGCGTTGACGTGCACGGCGCCGCCGACGCGGCGTTGCCCAAAAATGCCGATGCACGCCCCGCCCGGGTCGGGCGCGACGGACAGCGGGTCGACAATAAACGGCGCCGGAACGACTTCCTCCGTAACCGGCTTCTCCGGCGCTACGGCGCGCGGGGACTGCGAAGGGGCGAAAACGTCCTCCGCGATTTTACCGACGACGTAATTAACACCCGCCGCTACGACCGCCTGAAAGATCAAAACCTCAACGCCAGTCATCCAACCGCCCAAGCCTTTACGCAATTGACGCGGTAAAACCGCCCGTCCGTCTCAGACCGTGCGACGAAACCTTTTGACGTCCGAACGGCTAAAATGTCGTCAGACGTTACCCCTACGTCACCGATCCGAGCAAACCGAGGCGGGATCGGCACCGCTCCAATGGCCTCAGCGGCGGCGCTGGCGGCCTCCGCGACCGTCCGGCACCGATGCCCCCGGAGCCTCGACGCGGCCGTCAGACGCGAAGTGTAGGCTGCGCGGAACGTCCCCAACGTGTCCGCGCCGGTCGTCGCCTCGATGCAGTCCGCCGCGAAGTGTGCGCAATCGGTGCGCCCCCATTCGAACGGCTCGATTTTATAACGCTCTATGACCGCGGCGAGCCGGTTACGCCAATCCGGGAGGCGTTGCGCTGGCGTCATCCTTTGAGCAGCGGCTTGGGCCGGCCCATGAGACGAGACGTCGGCTCGAAAAACAGATCCCGCGTCGCCGGGTTTCCAAGTGCTTGGTTGTGAGATTCGGTCGTCATGCGCCGGCCGTTCGCGCGCCGCCAGAGCGACGAAAGCGGCTCAGCGCTCAGCGAAATCGATACGGTATTGCCGTTGCGGAGGCTGAGCACGTCCGCAAACCCCTCCCATACCGGAACCGGGTCCGCCACGATCGCCCCCGTGGAGGGAGAGAGTGCGGAAAAATAGACTGTTAGGGGGCGAAACTGGTATTCCTCCGCGCGAAGGTCGGACACGAGCCCGCCTGGCACCAAATCGGCCGGGAGGCCAACGAGTGACAAGCTCAGCGATGCCGCGACGATTCCGCGCTCGCTCTCGATCCCGTCGACGGCGCCGAACTCGCCGGTCCCGTACCATGTCGCTCCGAGTGCTGATACCTCTCCGGTCCCTGTCCAGAATCGAACGGTCCCGGAGTCCAGATGTAGAGCCATGAAATAGGCGGGATGCACGATGCGCGCGGAGAGCGCGGCGCGCTGATCTGAGGATAATCCGCGGGGCAAGTTTACCTCCGGAGAAAGTTCTTATCCGCGACGTGCATCCGCCGGACCTCCGCCGCACTCCGCTTTATGAGGCCCGGGCTCGCTTTCGCGAACTCGTTTTGTGCAACGCGCCGCATCTTTTCCACGGTTTCGTCGGTCGCATCGCCAGAAATGTTAATGACTATCTGTTGCGGCGTCGAATCAGCCGCCGCAGTCTTGGCTCCGGACATGCTCTTGAGGGGAGGGAGCGCAAGCGGCGCGGAACCCCCCGACTTAGCGAACGACAGGGACGGCAGCGACAAGCCGGCGCCGCCCGGGGAGAACGCCCCGCCGATCGCGTTGAGCGCTCCGCCGAAGTCGAAGCCTCCCCCGCCAGTGCCCCCGCTCATGAAGCTCGTTAGCTGCTTTTTCAGCGGCTCCAAGATCAGGATTTGATTGATGAGTTGCAGCATTTCGCGGCCGATCTGCTTAAGCGCATCCTTGAACGACGCGCCTTCGCGAGACATGGCCTCAAGCCCGGAGATCATGACGTCGGAAAACCGCTCCGCCGTCGCAATGCTCTCTTTGCGCAACTGCTCTTGCCGGCGGATTTCCTCGCTGATGAGAATTTCGCGCTCAAGCTGAGCAGCGAGAGCCGGCTGCAACTTCCGCATCTCGTCAGTGATAGACCCGCGGATCTCGATTTCCGCCCGTAGCGCGCTCGCCTTGACCTGATCGTTTGCCTTTTCCGCAAGCGACAGTTCGGAGCGCATACGCTCGATGTCGAGATTGCGGGCAAGCTGGATACCAAGTCGCTCTTTGCGCTTTATTTCCGCTTCGTCGACGCCAGATCCGAACACGATAGGGAGCTTTTTAGCCGGCGCCGTCGACTTCGGGGCGTCCGGAGTCGACGAATCGTCAAAGAGGCCGTCCCGAAATTGCGTCGCGATACGCAATTGCTCAGCATATTTCGCGGCGTCCGCGGCCATCGCTTCGAACGGGGTTGGGCCGGTCGCGCCGGCTTGGGCTTGCAGCGAATCGAGAGCCCCGGAGATTTTGCCTTTGAGCCACTCGTAACCGTTTCCGAGCGCGGTCAGTGCCCCGGTTATGCCTTGGTAAAACTCGGAGTCCTGTAGCGCGCGCTTCCACGACTCGTATTGAACGCGGGCCTCATTGACATTTTCCGCAAGCCATTTGACCTTGCCGGCGATCATCCCGAGAGACTCAGCTAGCCAAGTCGCCGCGTCCCGGAACGCAGGGCCGGACATGGCCTCTCGGATTGCATCGAACGCCCGCGCCCATGATTCGGAGAGCTTCGTTTTCTCGGCAATCTCTCCGAACGCACGGGTTGCGCCGTCCGTCAACGCCTGCCATGCGCGGCCGGCAGTTTGGGGCATCGTCGCAAATTTCGCGTCAACCTCCGCCGCCGCGTTGAGCATGGCGTTCACGAGGACTTCGCCCGTCAACTTGCCCTCGGAGGCCAGCTTACGAAGCTCGCCAGCGGTCTTGCCGGTTTCGCGCTGCAAGGTCCGCATCACTTCGGGGATGTTCTCGGCAACAGACCGGAACTCATCGCCTTGAAAGCGCCCCGAGGCGATCGCCTGCGAAAGCTGCATCATGCCGGCGGAGGCTTGCTGCGCTGAGGCTCCGGAAATTGCCGTAACCTTCGCCAGAGTCTCCGCAAGACGAATGCCGTCCGCCGAACTGCGGCCCATATCCTGAAGCGCGCCAGCGTTGCGCTGATACAGCGTCGCCATTTCGAGAGTCGGAGCCCGCGCGCGGCCGGCCGCGTCCGCGATGCCGCCTAGAAGCTGCTCGACGGTCTGCCCCTCTTGCACGACAAGAGCGAGACGGGCTTTAAGCTCGATAAAGCTGTCCGACGCCTCAACGATGCCCTTCGCGGACAACCCGCCGAAGGCCGCTGCTATAGCGCCCTGAAAGCTGAAAAGCTGCGACGTGAGGCCGGAGAGCGTTCGTCCGGTCGTCGCGACGCCTTGGCGCATCGTATCGAGCGCGCGCCGGAACGTCGCCGCGCCCGTGACCGCGCCGGAGCTATTTATTGCGGCCGAAACCGTTATGTCTGCCACTGTAAATGTGCCCTAAATATGCGTCATCGAGAACGGTTAACAACTGTTCTACGATTGGCGCGGGCACGTCACAAACGCAGCGCTCGGATTCGTCTCGAATATCCCGATACTTGAGAGCGCGCGGCTCGCCTTGCAATCCAGTATCGCGGCCTCGGGACAGCCTCATAAAGGACAGAAATATTGGCTCCGCGGCTTCCATGAGAGCCGCCCCGTCCCGGACCTCGGGAGGGGCGCTTGCTGGCCAATCCGGCATGAGAAGCAGCGAAGGGAGAGCGTCACGCCAGCCGCCTAACTCGAAAGCTAGGCGGGCGGTCAGTTTCCCGCGATAGCCTTTGCTTTCTCGCCGTCGTCAAGAACTTCGAAGTTCTTTGGGTCGTGCGCGACCCGCATCAGTTCAGACGCAATACCGCGGAAGTGCGCCAAGAATTTACGGGCGTTTTCAGTGTTGAATTCGAGCGGAGCGCCATCCGGGCCAGTCACGCCTTCCCACGAGGCGAGGCACCCGTCGACGAACGTCTTGCGCATAAGGTCCGCGTCGAGTCGCTCATCCTCCGGAGTGTCTACGTGTCCGGATTGCGCCCGACGCTTTGCGAGCTTTTTGGCTTGCGGAGTAGCGGAATACTTGAGCAAGGCGAGGCGCCACCACGTCGAGTATTTCGACGCGGGGCGCACGAAGAAACGCCAGCCGGGATGCTCTTTGACGACGACAGGTACCCCGTTATCCTCAATATCGTTGAGCTTCGACTGGCGTTCCCAAGCGTTCATTGTCCGACCTCGTTTCGCGATTACACGAGACGAGTAACACGCACCGTCGAATTGCTCAAAGTCGCGGACTGCAATGCTCTCCACTTGAGCTTAACGAGAGTGTCGCCGTTGTCGCTCTCCGCAACAATATCCATGTCCTCAAGGATGATCGAGGGCGTGAAAAACCGCGTCCCTTTCGACACAATCTCGGAAACGTCGAAAGTCAAACTGGTCGCTGTCCCGTCGAGATACGAGCGAATCAGGCTGATCTGCGACGCGGAGAGTAGGGTCGTAATTGACCCCGTAACCTCCAAGGTGCCGGGTTTCACGTCCGATGCGTCCGCGGACCCAAGGCAAAAGACCGGGCGGAGGTTGTTATTTACCGAGAACGTAATCTCTTGAACGCAGCCCGGAGTGATGCCGAACATGGACACGCCGTTGATGCCGGCGCCCATTTCGATCGGCTCAGTATTTGCGGCGGTGTAGGTTGCTCCGGTAACGATCGCCGTCGCGTAGTCGCCCCCCATGGCAACAAGCCCAACCTCGCACACAACCGGCTCTCCGGCCCTCAGCGTCATATTGAACGTATCGATACGCGCGCCGGTAAGCCTCTTGTAGACGTCAGTCGCGCCGTCCTCGAATTTAGTTTCAAAGGTGAAAGACTTGTCGACGTTGGCGTCCGTCAGAATGTTCGCGGCCCATGTCGCCCTCAACGCACCCTCAATCATGTCGTCGAGATGCGCGTTAGCGAACTCAGCCGAAAACCCCCCGGCTCCGGACCTCTTTGCGATAGCGTAGTTCCGAGGCCCCCGCTTACCGTTGAGATCCGGCGAAGTGTAGTACTCGCGAACCGGCTTTAAACTCTCGCTCTGAGCGCGAAGCGATTTGAAAGCCGGAGTCGCCGGAGTTACGCCCGGCGTAACCTCCGCGATATAAGCAATTGATGCCTCAGCGTTGATTGCGGTCATGTTATTCGATCCTGTCCGACTGCCACGAAATGATTACCGGGACCGCGTACCAACGGCCGTTCGGACCTTCAACACGACGGCCCGCCCCGATGCTTTTGTTCAAAATCACGACGTCTCCGACCCGCGACGGAAAGAGCGCGCGGATGCTCTGAGCGTGCGTTTCGGCCGTCCCGGAAAGCGACCCAAGAGGCGCGAAAACTGTAACGACGAACTCCCCGAAGTCTCGATGCCGTCGCTCGCCAGCGACTCCAAGGCACACTTGCCGCTCAGCGGACAATCGCGCCTCAGAATACGCCCAACCGTCCATTTCGCCGGACGGGTCGCGGGGGTCGTTAGGCCAATATAGGGGCAGCGCTACAAACCCCGTTTCGAGGGCGGAGCGGAGCGCGGCGACCGATGCGACGAAATCAGCCATTCAAAATCCTGACGCGCGCATGGCGAAAACGTGCCACAACGGCGCGAACCGTAACCTCAAATACACCGTCCGGAGTTTGCCAGCTATGCCTGCCAACCTCAATACGGCGCACGTAGGGGACAGAATTGCTTATGTAAATCGTATCTCCGAGGCGAAACCCGCGGAGCTTCGCGGCGATCCGTGAAATTGGGCGATTAGCGATCGTGCGGCGGGGGAGGTTGCGAGGGTTATACTTATGCACTTCTGCCGGGGGATAGTCGTAACCTTCATCTTCGGGTTCCGCGCTTGGGTCGATCCTGTTCAACTCGACGCGCATTGACGCCGTATAGCGCCCGGACGCGACCGGGGAGCCGCCCTCGCCGGCCTCGTGAGCCGGAGCCTGCAAACTGTGATACGCATCGAGCGCGACGGACGTGATGGCTTCCTTGGCCTCAAGGACAACTCGCTCTTGCGCCCGTCGCGCCTGTTTGTCGAAATCGTTGACGTTCAAAACGGCGCACTCGCTACGATGAAAGCCAAAAATGCAAGTGTCGCCATGACGCCAAACGTGCCGCTAAGGCTCACGGAAACCCCCAAGAAACGAGGACGAACGCAACGGCCGTTCCGCCGATCAGAAGCCAAGACGCCCTTTCCACAATCGAAACAAGTTTCATCGTTTGACCCGAAGTTTATAGACCGCGACTCGCCCCGCTTCCCGAGGCCCGTACACGTCGACGACGGTAAGCCATTCGGCGCCCGCGTCCGACGTGAACGTCCCTAGCGCGATCAGATCCCCTTTCGTCGGGTCAACAGAGATCGATTGCGCGTCAATCGTCACGAGGGACTCGCCCTCGTTAAGTCCGGGCTTGATCTGCCCGTCCGAATTGCGAAGCTCGCGAGCCCTCGCCTTGCAAGCGTGGTACGTCGGCACCTCCGCGCCCGCGGTCCAGCTATTCGCGCCGGCCGCGCGCCCCGGCTTGCGGAGCGTGTAGGCGGTCCCGTAGCGGCGGACCATGCGGGCGACAGTCGGAAGCGTGCTCATGGTGCGAACCGGCTCACGTAAGGCATGAGATGTGCAGCAACGGTCGCGCTCAGCTTCGCGCCGGTCGGTCCCCCGATCGCGTAGGGGTCGCTTGCGTAGCTGACGCGACCGACGTCCGGGACGTCCTCAGACGCGACCGTCACGTCGCGCCCGGCGCCGTTGTAGACGTCGCGCACGTATTCGAGCGCCGCTTGCTTCACGCCCTCCGGGACCGTCGCATATCCGGCCGTGTATTCGATTTCGAAATCCCCGGACGGCATCGCCGCGCCGTCGACGCGCCGGACCATGCCCGACGTTTTCATGATGCGAAATTCCGCGACGTCGTAAGCCGTGCCGGCGATCGATACGGACGCGACGGCGGACACGGGAGCGTGCCGCAGCACGAACGTCGAAACTTCATCCTCAGCGACAGCAAATTCGGTAACGGTCCGCTGAGGGAAAACAGTATTGCAGAACGCCTCGATCGCCACCGATGCGGAGGCGAGAGCGCGCGTCAACATGTCGTCATGTTCGGCCCCCGAGATCCCGAGAAAACTTTTCGCCTCCGCCAACGTGGCGAACGCAGCCGGCGCGGCCGGGGTCAACTCGACTTCTCGGGGTCCGTACATGTCAGGCGTCCTTTTTCTCGACGACCTTCGCGGCCGCGGCCGGCTTGACGAGGGTCGCGGCCTTCACCGCGACCATGCTCCGCGGGTTGTCGGGGTCGGGGACGTTCACGTCGCGGTTCACCATGCGATAGGCCGTCTCGGGGTCGACGCCGCGAACCTCTCCGGCCCGGAGACCGAGTCCCGCCTCGCTCACATTCATCTTGACCGGCACAAGGCCGGTCGACTTGTTGACGAGGGCGTCAACTTCGGATTTCGAAACGCTGCTCATTCTGTCCTCATTTTGGGTTCGGGGAGATGCGAGCCGGCCGAAACCGGCTCGCGAATTACGTTAGCAGAGCACTATTACGCGCCCCACTGCACTGCCTGCATGACGACGGCCGCCTTGTCGTGACGGAGATCGAAGTCGTGCGAGGCGATGCCGCGAACGACCGTCTCGTCACGCGAGAATGCGGACACGAGGGCAGAGCCGTCGTGATATGCCGCTTCCGCCGACGCAGTGAGCCGGAGCGATCGCGCGATGCCCATGAGCACGTGGCCGAAATCTACGAGATAGATTTCAGACTCGTTCGTGCCAGCCCCGAGGGTCGAAGGGACCTGCTCCGACATGACGACGGGATAACCGTCAACCCAAGTCGGGGAGGCTAGGTGAAGGCCGGGGTACGCCCAACCGCCGAGGCCGTCGCGCATGAATTGGAGATAAGTGAACACGCGACTCGACATCATCCAGCGGCGGCGGCGCTTCGGGATGTTCGTCGCGCGGATCTTGGCGAGAGCTTTCTTGGCCTCCAAGTCGATCGCGGCGACGGTCGGGGAGGTGCCCGCCGCAACCGAGAACTTGTTGGCGGCGTTCGTGAGGCTGAGGATGCCGGACGGGTTGCTGCCCGTACCGTCGCCGCGGAGGCCGGCCGCGTCCATGGCCACATTAAGCGACATGCCGAGGTTGTCGCCGATGATGCTGGCGATCGGGAGCGGCGAGATTTCGAGGTTGTAATTCGAAATCGCCGTGACAGCGCGAAGATGCTTCGCACTGAGGCCGATCTGGCGAATCGTCGGCTGCGTATAGCCGATGTCCGCACCTTCCGCCCCATAGCTGCCCGTCATGTTGGCGTTGCCGCCCGCGATCGTGAGCGAGCCGTTATCGAGCGGAATCTGAATCGGCGCACCGCTCAGAAATGCCGATTCGTTCATCAGAAATTCGATGAAATCGCGGCTCAGCGGAGTGTCGATAGTGTTCGCGCCCTGACCGGCCGTCGTCGACTGGAAAGCTTTGACCTGCTCAGTCGTCTGGCGGCTGGCGTCCGCGATCTTCGTGAGGCCGGCACGGTCCAGATGCTCGACCGGGGTGAAACGCGGGTCGTGCTTGGTCTTTGCCGCGGCCCATGCGCAGACGCCCGCGAGTTCAACGCCGCCGATGCCGAGCTTCGACACGTCGATATGCCGTGCGGCCTCCGCCGGGACGATGTTGCCGGGAGCGCTCCGCGTAACGTCCGCCAGCGGGTCCGAAGCCTTCGTGACGGCCGGCGCTGCGGTCGACTTCTCGACGGCTTCCAGCGACGCAACGCGCGCCATGATGGCGCCGACGTCCTTCTCGCACGCATCGAATTCGGTCGCTTCCTCAGCCGTCAGATCGCGGCCCTCAGCTTCCGCAAGCGCGGCGAGTTCCTTCATTCGGTCCGCCTTGGCCGCAGCCTTGAGGCGCATCTTTTCGATAAGGGTCATGTGAAAACCTTTCAGAGTTTCGAAACCGCAGATGCGACCGCGGCCCGCAAGCGGAACCGTCCAGACGCCACCGTTGCCGGCAGCGCTGCGCTCGTGTCGCTTTTCAAAAGTTGCTCCCGGATCGCCTCGAATTCGGAGGCGTCGCAGCGCTCAACGTGCGCGGCGACCGGGGAAAGATCGATGCCGGCGGACCGCGCCACAACAAGGGCGTCCGGGTTCGAAGGGATTGTCACGATCGAGAATTCGCGGAGTTCGTGCTTTTTGTAATCGAAGCCGCCGCGCTTGTCGTTCCAGTCGTATTCGATCGGCATAAACCCGACCGACCCCGCGTTGAGGTACCCGCCCTTGACGAGACGGAAAATCGTATCCGCGAGGGGGAATTCTTCGGCCGTGGCGAAAGTCACGTCGCCAACAAGCGCGCCGTCCTTCACGCGGACGTTTTCACACTTTCCGATCGGCGGGGTGTGCCGGTCGTGACCCCAAAGGACCACGGGGTTTTTCTTGTACCGCTTGAGATCCCACCCGTCCGGGTCGATCGTGTCGCCCATGCTGTCAACTTTCGCGGTCGACAGGACGAATTTGACGGTCCGACTGTCAGCCTCAGTATCGGAGGCGAGCTTGCAAACCGTACTAACGAACTCTTTACGAATTTTCATGGCGACCCCTGTAGCACACGGAAAACGTGCCGCGCAACATCATTTTGAGCGGCGAACACCTTTTTCATGGTTGCGGCGACCTCCGAGGCGCACCGATCGAACGCTTTTCGGTGCATGGCCTCAAAGTCCGAGTCGCTGATATTGCTCGCCTTTTCGCCGGTCAGCACGGGGCGCATGGCGCACCGGCAACCGACGTCCTCCGCAGCCTCCCCGAACGCGCCGGGGTGCATCGCCCGGGCGCCCGAAGGTGACTGGAACGGCTCGCTCAGCGTCCGGACTTGCCCGTTGAGGGCGCCGTGCGTCGACCTAACCTTTTGATCTTGCGACGAAAGCCACTTTTTGCTGTCAAAGCCCGCCTGCCGCGCGGCTTCGAGCGACCCGAACCCCGTTATTTTCGTCGCCATCGTGTTGCCGATGACCGGAGCCCGGATCTCGGCAGCTGCCGCGAATACGTCATCGATCCGGGAGGCCAGTTTAGCGACGTCCTCGTTGAGTGCCACGCCTTCCACGAGCGAGGCGCGGAGCGCGTCGCGCGTGGTGCGGTCGATATGCCCGATCAGTTCGGGGGCTTCCGTCGCCAGCCACTCCGCGACGCTGGCGTTCACTTGAAACGCCGCGCCGGCCTCAAGCTCAGCGAGAAGATCCGCCCCATATTCGCTGAGCAGCGCGCGGAAAACCTGTTCCGCAATGCGCGTCGCCTCAACGCTAACCTCCGGGTCTTCGTGCGCGCTTGAAACGCGCACGATGTCCTCCGGGCTCATGCCCGAAATCTTCACGACCTCGGGAGCCGGCGGCGGCGCCTTGGCCGCTTCGATCGCGGCGAACACGTCGCTCTTGATGGCGTCCAGTGATTCCCGTAACGGACCGGAGTCGACGTTGAGGGACACCGTTATCTGCACGGCCTCCGCCTTGGACCCCTCATCGTCCGGCGCTTCGTCCTCCGGAGCGTCATCCTCGGCGCCCGGGTCAGGCTCGGAATCCGGGTCGTCGGGGTATTCGTCCATGCCGTCGACAGGATCGAGCCCGCCGGCAACGCGGATTTCGTTGTGCGTAAACGCCATCGGCCGCGCCGTGGCCGCCTTCAAGACCCGCTCGTAATCCTCAGCGACAGGCGAATCGTATTTCAGTTCGCCGCCGGCAAGGTTGAAGTTCGCCTGAATGAAAGGCTCGATCGCATCCCAAATCATCACGAGGCGGGGCGCGATCGTGTAGCGGCCGAACAGATACGAAGCTGCATCGATCGTCGCACGGTTGCTGTTTTCGAGACGGCCCAAAAGCTCCGGCGGGATCGAATAGATTTCGGAAATCGCCGCGGAAAGCTGCGACCTGATTTCGTGCACGCTATTGTCCCGGAGCCCCTTCCCGAGTTCCTTGACCTCAAGGGGCTTGGACGAAAACAGCGGCCGGCCGGCCTTCGCGACGCCGCGGAACCTTTCCAGCCATGTTTGCTCGAGTCGCGGGCGGTCCCTATCGCTGATCGGGTCTTTTTCAGTGCCCGACACGATCAGCGCCGGCCGCGCGTCGTTTTTAAAGAATTTGCCGAGGAATTCCGAAGCGCTTTTGTCCGTATCGATTTCCGTGATCGCGGCGCCCGTGATGCCGCGCCCGCGCCCGTAAGGGTCGGTGACGTCCGGGTCGCGAATCCAGATCACATCCTGCGACTTGACGCGGTATTGGGTGCCGTTCTTCGGAGTGATGACGTATTCGCCTTCGTCGTACTCCGGGACGTCCTCAACCCAATCGGGAGGCACGACCGCCCATGCGACAGGCTTCCCGACGTTCTCGATACCGCTCCGACCGACGACGATGAACGCCTCGCCTGCAAGCTCGATATGGGCCGCCACGAGGCGCATAGCCTGCCGGCCGCGGAGCTTGCGGTGCCCGGCGCGGAGCCATCGGATAGCTTCGTGCTGATCGTTGCGGTGGCGCTTGCCCTTGACGCGAGTCTCGACGTACCAGTCGCACGAGGCCACGCCGTTGCCGATCTTCGACACGATCGACCGCACCCAAGGGTGCGTATTGTGCATCGCGAGCAACATTCGGGCGTTGGCGAGCGGAGGCGTATAAAGCTCGTTGTTCGTGAGCATCGCAAGGATTGCGCTTTGCGCATCCTTCGGCTTCCGTGCGCGGGCCCCGAGGGGGTAGAATTTCCCGACCGTTCGCGAGATTGCGTCACCAAAAAGCATGCTGCGTTTGCCCAAACATTAATTCGCCAACGACATAAACGAGAGCGTCCAACCTATCGGGCGATCCGTCCGACGTCGAACCCGTGAAGTTTAACATTTGGTTTTCAAGTTGGCGAAAAATGCCAACGTGCGAAACTTGGCCTTTCTCGTAATAGGCCGCGATCGGCTCCGCCCGGAGGTATTTACCCCGTTTCGCTCGCACTGATTTGTAAGCGAAATGCACCCCCAAATCCTCAGACCGGAGCACGGCCTCAACCAAGTCGCCGCCCTGATTCGTTTCGGCGCACACAAAATCGCATTGGTGCCGCTCGTAAATCGTCAGGATCGCCCGCGCCGCGTCTCTCGGGGCGTATTGTTTCGACCCGTCTAGCAGGACATAAATGCGCCCGTCATCTCCGAGGCCGGCGACGATCACGCCCCATTCGTCGCTCGATTCCTCCGACGTAACGGCCGGGTCGACACCGACACCGATGCGCACAAGGCGCACCCCCTCGGGGATGTCGTCGACGCGATGCCGCTCCAAAGCGTCGACGGTCCAAAGCGCGCCCTCCGCCGTGTCGAGGATTTCCGCGAAAAGTTCCTGCCGGCCCTTGCGCGTGCCCTCATAAACGCGCCTAAACGCATCGAGCGAGTTTTGTGCGAGATTGTCGCTGTTTTCGAACGTCGACCCGCCGCGCGTCACCGTGCGCGGATCGCGGATCAGGTCTTTGAGGAATTGCAACGGGCGCGGCGTCGTCGTGACGCAAATCTGAGGGTGCACGCCCAAGCGCAGCGCGAAACGCAGATTATCCCACGCCTCTTGCAGTCGCACCGACTCCGCCTTGCGCGTCGACGCGCCGGCCGCGGCGCCCCATGAGGCCAATTCATCGCACCACGCGGCATGGAACTGAGGGCCGCGAATTCGGTCCGGCTTTTCGGCCGAATAACCATAGAAAATCGACCCGTTCTTCAACTCCAATTCGAGCGTTGAGCGGTTCCACCCGTTGCGCGGGATCATGCTCTCCGGAATTATGTTGAGCAGACCGGACTCGCCCTCGAAGCAGACGCTTTTGACGTCGTTTCGCGTCGCACCGACGACCGCAATGCGCTGCTTTTGCCTGGCAGCGCCGAGCGCTCCGGACCATTCGGCCCCGAGGCGGGTCTTGCCGTATCCGCGCCCCGCGACGTTAGCCCAAACGTCCCATTTCCCGGACGGAGCGATCTGCTTTGGCCGCGCCCGATCAATCCAACGATCTTGCCATTCGAGATAGGTGCGCGACCAATCGTTAAGTTGCAGCATCGCCGGCCGCCGCGGCGGCAGCTTTGCGCGCCTTCACTTCCTCAATCGCAGTAAGAAGCTCGTCCGAAACCTGCGTCGCGTCCGACTGCCCAAGCCGAACCGCCTCAACCGCCGCCATCATGCCCTTTAGCAATTCCGTCATGAATGCCGGGTTGGCGCCTTGCAGCTTGTACGCCAGTTCGACCGCCTTTAGGTTGTATACGCGGCGAGTATAGAAATTAAGCGACCCGTCGTCGTTGATAGGCTTGACCGGATCGAGAACGGCCCGACCGTTGTGCCAGACGTATTCGACCTCGCCCTCGATGCCGAGCTTCACGAGTATCGGCATAACCTTATTTTCAAGGCCGTAATGTCGGGAGCGCTCAACATCCCACGCGAAAATGGGATCGTTCTTTGCGTGCTCATAGATCGACGTCGCGGACTTCCAGCCGGCCGCCTTCGCAGCCTCCGCCATGTTGCCGCCGCGCATAAGCGTCTCGATAACCGCCGCTTTTCGCTTTGGGGTTTCGGTCGCCTGAAAACTCAATGACACTTTAATTACTCGTTAAATGTTGCGTTAACGAGAAATTACGAGTCGCGTTGTTGCGCCGTCAAGTTCACGCAAAAACGCCCGGAGGTTAGTCCGGGCGTTTCAGGTCGCTTGCAGGTGCCTTCAGGTGCGACGCCACGGGGTCCGGTCCTGCTCCGGACTCGATCAGGCGGCGACGAGCGAGTCGAGGTCCGCAGCGGCCTTGGCCGCGCGTTTCGACGGCTTCTTTCGCTTCGCGGCCGCCGCACGCTGTTCCTTGAGCACGTCGGCGCGCGCCTCCGGGCAGTACTTCGGCGGCCGGCCGCGGCCCGAGTATTCGAACTTCTTTCCAGTGCGCTCGCACGTGAGGACGCGGACGCCCTCGGTCTGCTTTTTCCTTGCCATGCCGGCTTTCCTTGTCTGAGGGTTTGCGTCCTATCGCGGTCAAACGATGTGCGATTTACGCTTTTCGCTTCGCTCGCGTCAAAAGCGCGAAATCAATCCCAAACTCCGATGATGCGCCCGACGTAATCGAGCCCGTCGAATTCGTCGCGCATGGCGTTCACGTCGTCCTCGTGGCGTTCGTGCATTTTCAGCAACGAGTCGATCGATTTGAGGTCGAGATCGCTCGCAACGGCCGCCTCCCGAACCATTTTGATTTCCTCGCTCAGATCGCGGCGTTCACCGTCGAGAAACCTCGCGCGCTCGATCAGCCCGGCGACGTCATCGTTCGGCTTCACGTCGCCTTCCGCCGTGCCGATTTCGATCCCGTACAGCCTCGCCGCTGCGGCAAGATCATCCTGCCACTTGAGCCGCTTTTCGGGCGTCATCTTGTCGAGAGCGATAATCGTCCGGCACGTGCGGCTCGACATGTCCTTTTCCTTGGCGTCCTTGATCGCCTGCTTGACGCCATCCGCTGACCATTTCCGATCCGCCCGGAGCTTCTTCAACCGGCGGAAAACCCATAAAGTCGCGGCGTTTTTATCCCCGGGCAATTCGACGTCATTCGGGGCGCGCTCTTGGCCTTCGCTTTTCGCTCGCGTCATTTTTCGAAAATCCTATCTAATTTCGCTAGGCCATTGATTGGAGCAATTCGTAAAAACGTCGTTAGGAATTTGCAATTTCCGCGTCGCTTTGCGTGCGGTTCGGAGGTAGGTCGGCAGTCGACGCCTAGACGCATCGCCAATGCCCCGAGCTTTTTGCAGGACGGGCAATCTCGACGGGTCCGCACCTACCCTAGCCGCGACCGTTTGCGGCCGTCCTAGAGCGTCCTAGGGCGCTAGGCCAGTTTATGAGGTTTCGCGCGTCGAAAAGCGCTCTCAGATTTTCATTTCATGGCGTCGGAAGTTGAGCCCCCTAGCCCCCACCCCCTTTAGGGGGTTGGGGGCGTGGGGGGCTCAAACCAACTTCCCTAGCGTCTGGAAATCTAGGAACTCGCTGAGTTAACGATTGTGGCAAAGAAAAAGCTCAACGTAATCAATGGCATGCGCAGGATTTATAGCCGTCTTGTTGATTGTATACGTCAACAGTCAGCAAATTTTCACCCCTCTGGAAATCTGGGAATCAGCCTAGAACAACGGGTTAGCCGAAAACAATCATCGAACAGATTAGGCGTTAACACTTTGGGCGGACGCCTGCTAAAAATCATTTTCCGAAATTCGAGAATCATTTATTTCGACTCGAAAACCGCAATGTGAGCGAGGGGACAATGCGAAAAACGTCACGAGATTCGGCGGCCGTTCGGCTTGCGGCGGTCCTTGCCCGCGTCCCTTCACTCCGGGACCGGACGGCGGATGAGATCGCAGAAATAGCGATCCGGGCCGCAGCGGAGGCAACCCGCGCACGTGCCGCCGTAAAAGCCGGGAGGCCAATGGCGCCCGCTATTTCGTCGCTCGAAACGTCACTGTCCGGCGTCCCGGTTGACGTGATCGCGACCGGCGATCAGGACGGAATGGCGGTCGGACTGCGGTTCCGTTCACCCGTTCACGTGAGCGGACATCGCAACATTTTTCCGTTGGCCTAACCGCACGCTTTACGTGTTCTTTACGCCGTCGCGTTACGGTTTCCGTGTCGCAAATAGGAACGCGGTCGGAACGCAGACATGAACGCCATATTTCGCAAGAGGGTGAACGCTGAACGGAACGCGGAACGGTCCCGGTATTTCGTTCGCGTTTCCGTTCTCGTGCCGATTCACGAGGTCATCGAAGTCGAAGCAGATTGCGTTGATTCGGCTTGCAAACTCGCGATTTCGGCCTTCGTTGCTGGCGTAAAGGACCGCGTTCCGGACATGGATAAGCGATCGCCCGCGTTCGTTGCCGGCGCGTTCAAGCTGAACGGCATGAACGCGGACCCTTTACACGTTCCGGCGCGGTATTCCGCTGAGGTCGTTCTTGACCGGAGGGCGTTCAAGTGAACGATCAGCCGGCCATGATCGGAACGCTTCCCGTTCGCGTTCGGACCGCGTTCGTCGTCTGCAAACTGGAAGCCGGAACACTGGAAGTTCTTACCGTTCCGCTTGACGTTCCGGACGCCTTGGCTGCGCACGCTAAAATGTGCCGGGCGTTTCCGGATGAAGTTTACATGGTTCGCGAAGTTCTCGCGTACCTCAATTGATTCGCGCGTTTGACCCTGCAAGGTGTCGCGTATAGGGTCGACTTCGTTGGGCGTATGGCGCGAAATTGATGTTTTGCGTATGTGCCGCCCGCAACTGCAAGGGCCGGGGTCCGTTTCTTGATCCCCTCCCGTGAGCCCCACCCTCGCAAAGAGGCGGCTCCGGCCCTCACAGTTGCGGGCGGCACAATTTTTAGCCGTGGCGTGTCCAACGAACGGGCGTAGCGCTGATGACGTGCGATGATTCTACCGTCTCAGATCCCCCGAAAATCAGAATGCGCGACTTGCCGCGCGATGCCCGGTCCAGCACCCCGACGATTTGCGCCGGGTTGTCGCCCGTGCCGATGACGCTCAGCCGGCCGAACGCCTCCGCAACGATGACATCCGCCGGCTCGTAATAGAGCGTCGACCCGTCGTAAATTTGGAGCGTCGAGTTCGGCGCGTCGACGTCGACGGCGACGGTTTCCAGCGCCGCGTCTGCCGGCGCGTCGACTCGGCGCACGTGCCCCGGCGGATATTGCGTTATGCGCCCGTTCGCCCGGACGCGGCCGATGAGAGGTACGGTCAGGACCGGCGGAGACTCCCCGAGGCGTTGCAATATCGTGGCAACTCCGACGTTGAGCAGCCGCGCCCAAGTGCAAATTTCGTCGGGGCGCACGGTCCGCGCGCCGGACGTCATGCGCCAGATCATGTTGGGGTACGTTTCGAACGCTTCGGCGGCGGCCGTGACGCTGAGGCCGATTTCGTCCATTCGCCTTTTGAACCATTCCTGATCCGGCGATTTGTCCTTTTCGCGTGTTTTTGTCATTTTCGGCACTTGCGTGTTGAGGGGGCGGGGCGTGATCGAGGCTGCAACGGTTGGGGTCGATCCGGGGTTGAGCGGCGCTATCGCGGTCGTCGACGGACCGCGCGTGCGGGTTTACGACATTCCTACGTTGCTTGTCACGGTCGGTCGCAAAGAGCGGCGCCGGCTGGACGATCTGGCGTTGCTCGCAATCGCCCGGGAGGTCGCGACCGTGTACGAGCCGCGAATCGTCGCACTCGAATTAGTCGGTGGCATGACGGGGCAAAGCGCTTCTGCCTCTTTTTCGTTCGGTGACGTCTGCGGCGCCATCCGCATGGCCTTCCGGGCGGCCGGGCTCCGGGTTGACATGGTGCCCCCAGCGGTATGGAAAAAGCGCATGGGGCTTGGAGCGTCGAAAGATGACGCGCGCCGCAAGGCCATGGGCTTGTGGCCCGACGACGCGCACCTTTTCGCCCGCGTGAAGGATGACGGTCGCGCGGAAGGGGCGCTGCTCGCTCACTATGCGCAATCTCTCTGACCATACCGGCCGCATCGCCGTGTCCGGCCCCGGATTGCCGGCAGGCGGTCTTGTCGTGTCCGTCCGCTCCGGAGTTGTCATCGATGTGCCGCCGGAGCTTGCCGGGGCACGCGGGTTGATGCTGCCGGCCTTCGTCGAGGGGTGCCGGGCGCGCGGATGGCGGGGCGCCGATGCCGGGCCGCTGCCCGTCGACCGTGAACTAGCGCGGATCTCATTCGAGCTTGACGTTCGCAACCGGACGGCCGGCATGGAACGTGGCCAAGCGGCGGTTGTGCGGCAGTCCATTTTCGCGCGACGTTCTCTTGAGGCGGACCGGGCTCGGGTCGAAGCGGCGTGCGCGCGGTCCGCTGCGGTGCGCGAATTCCTCTCTATAATGGCCTCAGAGATCCCCGCCGCACGCATCGAGATTTGCGATGTCGTTCCGGTCGATTTCGCAGGAATCGCGGCGGACACTCTCGCCGCTTTCGAAGCTTACGACGTGCGAAGCGTTGCGCGTTTCGAGACGTGCCGGCTTTGCCGCGTTGCGGTTTCTGCGGCGGGGTTCGGCCCTTTGGATTCGCCTATTGCTTGGGATCTCCCGGAGCGCGGCGCCGAGCTTTACACGGAAAGGCTCAAGGTCGCTCTTTTTGTGCGCTAGTCGTGCGATTTTCGTGTCGTGCTAACTCGAAATTAAGCGTTTCGCCCTCAATATCGTTTCACCAAAACGGAGGGTGCGAAAATGCAGAGCTTCATTGAACAGATTGCCACGTTTACGGACTCGCCGGCCGGCGAAGTCCTGTATCGGATCGCGCCGGAGAGCGTCGCTCTTTCGTTTTCAGACGCGGCGCATTCGGCTTGGGGAAAGTTCCCGCTGAATAGCCTCGAAATCACGGCCGCCGCTACCGTTCTCGGCATCATGAGCCGGCACGCTCCGGACGCGACAAAAGTGCGCGCCGCGATCGCGGTCGCGAAAGTGTTTCGCGCTGAGGCCGGAACGATCGCTGCCCGCCGCCGGGTCGAAGCGGAATACGCAGGGAACGGATGAGCCCGGAGGAGTCGCGCCGTTTGGCGCTTGCGGAATGGCACGCTCGCGAAGCGATTGCGTGTGCCGCAGTAGACAGCCCGCACGAGGATTCGCACTTGGCGTCCGCTATCGAGTTTTTGCGATCTGCAAAAGCGTGGCGCCCCGGGGTCGAAACGGCGGACGATGTTATCGCAGCCATATGCAACGTAACTAGGTGACCAGATGACTCGAGACGAAATCATTGAGGCCGTGAAAAGCGGCGCGGACCTGTCCGGCGCGGACCTGTCCGGCGCGGACCTGTCCGGCGCGGACCTGTCCGGCGCGAACATGCGAAGCGCGAACCTGTACGGCGCGGACCTGTACGGCGCGAACCTGTACGTCGCGGACCTGTACGGCGCGAACATGCGAAGCGCGAACCTGTACGGCGCGGACCTGTACGGCGCGGACCTGTCCGGCGCG